GACGCCATGCACTATTCTGTTGGACAGGATGTGTATGGTGGTCATACTATATGCGATATTATAGAAGAAGACGATAAGTACTCTATATATATTAGAAAAGAAGAAGAGGTTTTACCTTGGAAAGATTTTAATAAAAATATGGCTATATCAGTAGAATATAATCTCGAATATTAATGCAAGCATTAAACGATTTTATAATACAGCCTTTAGGAGATCGATACAAGAACTCTATAAATGTTGGTGATAAAAAACTAATAGTTAATTCTGAAGTATTTAATCATGAATACGTCAATAGAGAAGCCACTGTTGTTGCTATTCCAAGAAATTATAAAGGTAGAGTAAAACAAGGGGATATAGTAATTGTACATCACAACGTGTTTAGAAGATGGCATGACGTTAAAGGCAAAGAAAGAAATAGTAAAAGTTATTTCGAAGATGATAAATACTTTGTCAAAGAAGATCAAATATTTGCTTATCGTAGATTGCAAAATTGGAGTAGATATAAAGAATCTAAATGGAAGGCAATGGATGGTTATTGCTTTGTACAGCCAATAAAAAATCGCGATAAATTTACTCAAGAAAAAGAAGAGCAATGTATTGGTATTGTTAAGTTTACTGATGGTGAATTTCAACTAGGTGAATTAGTTGGTTTCACTCCATTTTCAACGTACGAATTTGTTATTGATGGCAAAAGATTATATAGAGTTATGAATAAATTTATTACAATTAAATATGAATATCAAGGAGACGAAGAAGAGTATAATCCAAGCTGGGCATAAAGCTGTTCAAGAACTTATAAAAGTAGCTGAAGAGCAAATCATTACAAATACTGAAGATGATGTATCTGCCGATAGATTAAAAAACGCGGCCGCAACTAAAAAGCTAGCTATATTTGATGCTTTTGAAATATTGAATCGCATACAAGAAGAAGAAAGTATACTTGAAGGAAAACCGTCTGAAGAAAAAAAAGACAGGGTATTTAAAGGTTTTGCAGAAGGAAGATCTAAATGAGTTACGAGCAAAGTTTATATAAAGTAATTGAACCTGTTAAAATCAACACTATTAAAAGACTTAATAAGTCTAAAAAATGGATGTATGGTTACGACAAAGATAACGATATAGTTGTTATATCTAAAACCGGTCAAATAGGTGAAATATACGATATTCAAGGGTTAAAGATAGCTTTGCCAGCTGTTCCAGCTGAAGTTTATTCTAACAAGGAAAATAGATGGCGGCAGTTTGATCAACCTAAAGAATTGAGTAAGCTTAAAAGTATATTTGACTGGAGAGCGTATCCAGAAGAACAAAAAGAGCAGTGGTACGATTATATAGATGAAGAATTCAAAAGAAGAGATGAGGGTTTTTGGTTTAAAAACAATGGTATTCCAACTTATATTACTGGAACTCACTACATGTACTTACAATGGAGCAAAATAGATGTGGGTGCCCCAGACTTCCGCGAAGCTAATAGATTATTCTATATATTTTGGGAAGCTTGTAAAGCAGACTCTAGATGTTACGGTATGTGTTATCTAAAGAATAGACGTAGCGGTTTTTCGTTTATGTCATCTGCAGAAACAGTGAATCAAGCTACAATATCAAGTGATAGTAGATTTGGTATATTGTCTAAATCAGGAGCTGATGCTAAAAAAATGTTTACCGATAAAGTCGTGCCTATATCGATTAATTATCCTTTCTTCTTCAAGCCTATCCAAGATGGTATGGATAGACCCAAATCAGAGCTGGCTTATCGTGTTCCAGCTAGTAAATTCACTCGTAAAAAAATTACAGCAAACGAAAAGCAAGAAGAGTTAGCTGGACTTGATACAACGATAGACTGGAAAAATACTGGAGACAATAGCTATGACGGTGAAAAATTAAATCTACTAGTACACGATGAAAGCGGTAAGTGGGAAAGACCAGACAATATATTAAATAACTGGCGAGTAACAAAAACTTGTTTACGATTAGGTAGTAGAATTATAGGTAAGTGTATGATGGGCTCAACCTCAAACGCTTTAGATAAAGGTGGTGATAACTTTAAGAAGCTTTACAATGATTCAGATGTTAGAAAACGAAATCGTAATGGACAAACAAAGTCTGGTTTATATTCTCTGTTTATACCAATGGAATGGAACTTTGAAGGATTTATTGACAGATACGGACTCCCTGTATTTAATAACCCAGATCATGATGTATACGGACCAGACGATCAATTAATTGATGTCGGTGTAATAGACCATTGGGAAAATGAAGTTGACGGTTTAAGAGATGACCAAGATGCTTTAAATGAATTTTATAGACAGTTTCCAAGAACAGGAGAACATGCTTTTAGAGATGAGACAAAAAATAGTTTGTTTAATCTAACTAAAATATACGAGCAAATAGATTATAATGAAGGCAGTAGAAGCTCAGGAGTGGTGACAACTGGATCATTTCAATGGGTTAATGGAATTAAAGATACTCAAGTAATTTTTAATCCAGATCCTAATGGTAGATTTAAAGTTAGTTGGGTTCCAGATAGAAATTTACAAAACCGAGTAATACTTAAAAATGGAATTAAATACCCAGGTAATGAACATATTGGCGCTTTTGGCTGCGATAGTTATGATATTAGCGGTACTGTGGATGGTAGAGGATCCAACGGATCTCTTCATGGACTAACTAAGTTTAGCATGGAATCAGCGCCGGCAAATACGTTCTTTTTAGAATATATCGCAAGACCACAAACCGCAGAGATATTTTTTGAAGATGTACTTATGGCGTGCGTTTTTTATGGTATGCCAATACTAGCGGAAAATAATAAACCAAGGCTTTTGTATCATTTTAGAAAAAGAGGGTATAGAAATTTTAGTATGAATAGACCAGATAAAGTTTGGAATAAATTATCTGTAACTGAAAAAGAAATTGGTGGTATACCAAACTCTAGTGAAGATATAAAGCAAGCTCACGCTGCGGCAATTGAAATGTATATTAACGATCACGTTGGGCATTTAAAAGACGGAGCGTATGGCACAATGTATTTTAACGAAACATTAAACGACTGGGCTAAATTTGATATAAATAAAAGAACTAAGCACGATGCTTCTATTAGTAGCGGCTTAGCGATAATGGCGTGTAATAGACATTTATACACTCCGGTGATGAGAAAAGAAAAATCAAAATTAAACGAAAGCATAGCTAAGTACAATAACAATGGTTTTGCTTCACAAATAATAAAATAATATGGCTGATATTAGCACGAGAAATTATTTTCCTAGTCAAGTAGTTAGTGATTTAGAAAAAATAAGTTACGACTATGGTTTAAAAGTAGCTAAGGCTATAGAAAACGAGTGGTATTCTGATAACCAAGGAAAATTAGGTAACAACTTTAGTTTATATTTTCAAAACCAAAGAAATTACCATAATCTTAGATTGTACGCAAGAGGAGAACAGTCTATTCAAAAATATAAAGATGAATTATCAATTAACGGTGATTTATCTTACTTAAACTTAGACTGGAAACCTGTACCTATTATACCTAAATTTGTAGACATCGTAGTCAACGGTATGTCTGAAAGAGTTTACGATATAAAAGCTTATTCACAAGATCCTTACGGTGTTGCAAAAAGAACTGAGTATATGGAAGGTATACTTAGAGATATGAAGACTCGAGACTTTAATGATTTTGTTAGCGGAGCGTTTGGTATTAATATGTACGAAAATGACCCTAATACTCTGCCTGAAACAGAAGAAGAATTAGCCTTACATATGCAGCTTACATATAAGCAAGCGGTGGAACTTGCAGAAGAGCAAGCGCTAAATGTTTTGATGAACGGTAATAAATATGATCTTATTAGAAAAAGATTTTATTATGACTTAACTGTTTTAGGTATTGGTGCCGTAAAAACAGAGTTCAATACATCAGAAGGCGTAGTAATAAAGTATGTTGATCCAGCTGATTTAGTATATTCTTATACAGAGTCTCCATACTTTGATGATATATATTATGTTGGTGAAGTAAAAAATATTCCAATAAATGAATTGGTTAAAGAGTTTCCTCATTTACAACAAGAAGAATTAAAAAATATTGTAAAAAGTTCAGGTTATCAAAGAATAGATAATTATTCTGCATACAACGAAAACGATACAAATAAAGTGAGAGTTTTATATTTTAATTATAAAACTTACATGAATGAAGTATATAAGGTTAAAGAAACTGCAACTGGCGCTGAAAAAGCAATAGAGAAAGATGATACTTTTAATCCTCCATCTGACATGGAGGCTAACTTTACGAAACTTCAGAAACAAATAGAAGTATTATACGAGGGCGCTTTAATACTTGGCACAGATAAATTGCTTAAATGGGAGCTTTCTAAAAATATGATGCGACCAAAAAGTGATTACACTAAAGTTAAAATGAACTATAGTATTGTCGCTCCAAGAATGTATAAAGGTCGTATTGAATCTTTAGTTAGTCGTATCACTGGTTTTGCAGATATGATACAGCTTACACATTTAAAGCTACAACAAGTTATGTCGCGTATGATACCTGATGGTATTTATTTAGATGCTGATGGTTTAGCTGAAATAGATTTAGGCAATGGAACAAACTACAATCCACAAGAGGCTCTAAACATGTTTTTCCAAACGGGTTCTGTTATTGGTAGATCAATGACAGCTGATGGTGATATGAATCCAGGGCGAGTACCTATTCAAGAAATAAGAAGTGGTAATGGTGGTCAAAAATTACAAAGTTTAATAGCTAACTATAACTATTATCTACAAATGATTCGTGATACGACGGGGCTTAACGAAGCTCGTGATGGATCAACTCCAGATAAAAACGCTTTAGTTGGTATACAAAAAATCGCAGCGGCAAACTCAAACACAGCAACAAGACATATACTTCAAGCTGGATTATTCTTAACAGCAGAGGTTGCAGAAGCGTTATCGTTAAGAATATCTGATATAATAGAATATTCTCCAACTAAAGATGCATTTATACAAGCTATAGGAGCTCACAATGTAGCTACACTTGAAGAAATGTCTGAGCTACACTTGTACGACTTTGGTATATTTATTGAGCTTGCTCCAGATGAAGAAGAAAAAGCTTTACTAGAGAACAACATACAGCAAGCGCTATCTCAAAAAAATATAGATCTTGAAGACGCTATAGATCTTAGAGAAATAAGAAACATTAGCTTAGCTAATCAATTATTGAAAATAAGAAGAAAGCAAAAACAAGCTAGAGATCAACAGCTGCAAGAAAGAAATATTCAATTACAAACTCAGTCTAATACTCAAGCCGCTCAAAACGCAGCTCAAATAGAAATGCAAAAGAATCAATTGATGACTCAAAATGAAGCTCAGTTAGAGCAGTTGAGGACTCAATTAGCTGTTCAAAAGCTTCAACAAGAAGCTGAAATTAAGAAACAGCTAATGCAAGTAGAATTCAACATGAACATGCAGTTAAAGCAAGCTGAGGTTGAAGGTATGAAGTCTAGGGAAAAAGAAAAAGAAGATAGAAAAGATGAAAGAACTAGAATACAAGCCTCGCAAGCTAGTGAACTTATAGATCAAAGAAAAAGTGGCTCTGCTCCAAAGAAATTTGAATCTGCTGGAAATGATGTTTTAGGTGGATTTGATTTAGGTGGATTTGAACCTAGATAATTATTAATTTATATTTTATATTATGGAAAACAAAGAAGAGAAGACTATAGATAATATAGTTGAAAAACAAAAGATTAAAAAACCAAGAATTAAAAAAACCACAAACCAAAGTGATGTAGTAAAAGTAGACCTTAGTAAACCTGTAGTTGAAGAAGATGTGATTAAAGTAGATTTAACAAATGCCAATAAAGAGCAAGAAACAACAGACGTGGCTGCAGATCAACAAGCCGGAGTTGTACAAGAAGTGGTTGAAGAAGTATCACAAGGGAAAGAGACCGTTCAAGATGAACAACCCGCTCTTGAAGAAGTAACTTTAGAAGAAGTTTCTGAAGAACCTAACGAAGCTTTAAAAGAACTTGTTGAAGAGGTTGAAGAAGCTCAAATTGAGGCAGAGTCTACAGGAAAACCATTACCAGAGAATATCCAAAAGTTAGTAGACTTTATGGATGAGACTGGTGGGACAATAGAAGATTATGTAATGTTAAATCAAGATGTTCAATCACTAGATAACATGACAGCTCTTCAAGAATATTATAAAAGAACAAAGCCACATTTGTCGGCTGAAGAAATAGACTTTATGATGGACGATAAATTCAACTACGATGAAGACGTAGATGATGATCGTGAAATAAAAAGAAAAAAATTGGCATTCAAAGAGCAAGTTGCAGAAGCCAAAGCCTACTTAGACGGGCAAAAGTCTAAATATTATGATGAGATTAAAGCAGGATCACGCTTAACATCTGAGCAACAGAAAGCTTGGGACTTTTTTAATCGATATAATAAAGAATCTGAAGAGACTAGAAAAATAGCAGATAAAGCTAAACTTACGTTTCAAAGAAAAACTGATAAAGTTTTTAACGACAAGTTCAAAGGTTTTGAATATAATGTCGGAGACAAAAAGTATAGGTTTAATGTTAAAAATGCTGAAGAAGTTAAGACAACTCAAAGCGACATTAATAATTTCGTCAAAAAGTTTTTGGCAGAAGATAATACAATGTCAGACGCAGCAGGTTATCACAAATCTTTATTTACAGCAATGAACGCGGATGCTATTGCTAAACACTTTTATGAACAAGGAAAAGCTGACGCTTTAAAGGACAGTGTTGCTAAAAGCAAGAATGTTAGCATGTCAGCAAGACAGGAACACGGGGTATTCGAAGCCGGTGGAGTTAAAGTAAAAGTGTTAGGGCAAAACTCTAATGATTTAAAATTTAAGTTTAAAACAAAAAAATAATTTATTAACAATTAAAAATTTAAAATTATGGCAATTTCAAACCCTGGTGGTTTATTAAACAGTACTCCTGGTCCAATCCAGCAAGCTACTGCTTTAAACTACTTAGATTTAGCGTCTACACCTGGACAAGCCTGGGCGCAACAATATGTTCCAGATTTGATGGAAAAAGAAGCTGAAGTTTTCGGACCAAGAACTATTTCAGGTTTCTTATCTCAAGTTGGCGCAGAAGAGGCTATGACAGCTGATCAAGTTGTATGGTCTGAGCAAGGTCGTTTACATTTATCGTACACAGCTACAATGACTACTAATAACGGTGGTATCAATGGCGGTGATGGTGGTAAAATTACTATTACTGATCATATCGATACTGGCGCTACTTATACAGCTGGTTCTCATGGTATCAGAGTTAACGACACTGTTATCATAGCTAACCCACAGGCTGTTATTAAGGCTCTAGTAACTGAAATATCTGGTGATATTCTTGAAGTAGAACCTTACGGTGTTGCTGATTGTTCAGCTATCACTAACTCAAGAACAGACTTAGTCGTATTAGTATACGGTTCTGAGTTTGCTAAAGGAAGTACTTATAATTCAGATGCTGCTGCGGCTACTGATCGAAGAGGTTCTAACGAACCAAGTTTCAAGTCTTATAGCAACAAACCAATCATCTTAAAAGATTACTACGAAGTTTCTGGATCAGATGCTTCTCGTATCGGTTGGATTGAAGTTTCTACTGAAAATGGTCAATCAGGTTATCTTTGGTATTTAAAAGCTGAAGCTGAAACAAGAGCTAGATTCTCTGACTATGTGGAAATGGCTATGCTAGAAGGTGAACTAGGAGTTGGTGGTACAGATGACACTGCTGATTTCTTAACTGCAAATGGAGATAGTTCAGGTACTCAAGGTTTATTCGCTGCTATTGAATCAAGAGGTAATGTTAGTACTGGTATTACTGGTGTTAACGCTGCTACTGATTTAGCTGAGTTTGACGCAATGCTTGCTGAGTTTGATCGCCAAGGCGCTATTGAAGAAAACATGATGTTTGTTAATCGTTCTACTAGTCTGGCTATTGACGATATGCTTGCTTCTATGAATTCTTACGGTGCTGGTGGTACTTCTTACGGAGTATTTGATAATTCTGAAGATATGGCTTTAAACTTAGGTTTCTCTGGGTTCAGAAGAGGTTCTTATGACTTCTACAAGTCTGACTTCCGTTACCTAAACGACAAAGCTACTCGTGGTGGTATTAATGACGCTGCTGGAGCTAACGCTATCAGAGGAGTTGTTATCCCAGCTGGTATGTCTTCAGTTTACGATCAAATCGTAGGTGCTAGCGTGAAAAGACCTTTCTTACACGTACGTTATAGAGCTTCACAAACTGATGATCGAAGAATGAAATCTTGGATTACTGGTTCTGTTGGAGCTGCTACATCTGCGTTAGATGCAATGTCTGTTCACTTTTTATCAGAAAGATGTTTGATCACTCAAGGTGCTAACAACTTTATGTTATTGAAATAACATTATTAAAAGTCGGGACTTCGGTCCCGGCTTTATTTATTAATTTTTATTATATATTATATTATGGCAAAAAAACAAACAACAAAGGCT